GCGAAGCAGATGCACCAACTCCTAAAATGCAAATGGTAAAAACTTTTGCTACAAATTTTTTAAAATCACCTGGTGTAAAAAGATTTACATTAGCTGGTGCAGCCGGAGCAGCCGGAGCAGCACTTGTAAAAGAATTTAGAAACGATGATCCAACAACTTATTTATCAAATGAAGATCAGCAAAAAAGTATGTTAGTCGATATGGTAACACAACCAATCGCTACAGATTTAGAAAGACCGGCTATTTTAGACTATCAATTACCTGCATTAGGTGCAACAGTTGCAGGTGCAACAGCACTTAGTGCGCCATCAACAATTAAAGCTAGTAGATCAAGAGGATTAGGTGTTGAGAGAAAAGGAGTTGCTAGAACGGCAGGAAGAGTATTAGGAAGAGGATTGGGAGTCGCAGCATCACCTGCATTACTTGCACCATTAGCTGCATTAGATATTACAAGACAAGTATCAGAAGGGGATTCTATTTCAGATTTAGCTACAGACCCATTAAATTATTTATATCCTGCATTTGCAGATCAAACACCAAAATTAACAAGAGGATTACCTTCAGCTTTTAGAGGGATTGCTTCATTAGGTATGAGCCCTGCTGCATTAAGATTATTGTCTAGAGCAGGTATACTTGGATTTGGTGCCTCTTTAGGAATACAAGGAATGAAACTATTACAAGATGACTAAAAAACTAACAACTACGATACCACCAGAGAGAGGACCTCATCCGCAAGGGTTGAATGTTCCTGGAAAAAAGACTATAGTGGTTTCGAACTCGGAGAAAAACAATGTCAGAAATAGACAAGTCTTTACCAAACGTAAAGCAAGAAATAGAATTACCTAGTGAAGAAGAGATTGCAGAAGCGTCTCAAGCAAACGTAGAAGAAGCACAAGGTGCTCAAGATGTTGAAGTAATTCCCGAAGAAGATGGTGGTGCAACAATTAGTTTTGATCCTGAAGCTATTAATCAACCAGGCACTAACGAACATTTTGATAACTTAGCAGATCTATTACCAGAAGAAATTTTAGGTAGATTAGGTTCTGATCTTTACGAAAACTATACACAATACAAAGCATCTAGAAAAGATTGGGAAGATGGCTACACAAAAGGTTTAGACCTATTAGGATTTAAATATCAAACAAGATCACAACCGTTTACAAATGCAAGTGGTGCGACTCACCCTGTATTAGCTGAAGCGGTAACACAGTTTCAAGCACATGCTTATAAAGAATTACTTCCAGCAACTGGTCCAGTGCACACTCAAATTATGGGTGTAGTAAATAAACAAAAAGAAGACCAGGCTACAAGAGTAAAAAACTTCATGAACTATCAACTCATGAATAAGATGAAAGAGTATGAACCCGAGTTCGATCAGTTACTTTTTTATCTCCCTCTTAGCGGCTCTGCATTCAAGAAAGTATATTATGATGAACTTCTTGACAGAGCCGTTTCTAAATTTATACCGGCAGACGATCTGATAGTTCCATACACTGCAACCTCTTTAGAAGATGCAGAAGCCATAGTTCACGTTTTAAAAATTTCAGAAAACGATTTAAGAAAAAAACAAGTAGCCGGTTTCTATAGAGACGTAGAAATTTCACCAGGTTACTCACAAGAAACAGAAGTAGAGAAAAAAGAAAGAGAACTAGAAGGTGTTACAAAAACTAGAGATGAACAAATGTTTACAATTCTAGAGTTTCACACAAACGTAGACCTTGAAGGTTTTGAAGACAAAGATGAAGAACAGAATCCAACAGGAATAAAACTTCCTTACATTATAACAATCGATACATCATCAAGAGAAGTTTTATCTGTTAGAAGAAATTATAAAGCTGAAGACCTTTTAAAAAATAAAATTGAATATTTTACACATTTTAAATTTTTACCTGGTTTAGGTTTTTATGGTTTTGGCTTAATCCACATGATTGGTGGATTATCAAGAACTGCAACGAATGCACTAAGACAATTGTTAGATGCTGGAACATTTTCAAATATGCCAGCAGGATTTAAACAAAGAGGTATTCGTGTTAGAGATGAAGCGCAATCGATCCAACCTGGAGAGTTTAGAGATGTGGATGCACCTGGAGGAAATATCAGAGATGCATTTATGCCTTTACCTTTCAAAGAACCATCAGCAACATTATTACAATTAATGGGA